CTTGATAACCCCAAATGGTGGAAACTTTAAGTCTTGCTGCCCCTACTTCTTGATAATTACGTGTACCAACGGCAGGATCACGAAGATTCTCATCCTCAAGTTCTGTAATAGTGGATAGGGCGAAAAAAACACCGATGCGAACTGTGGTATTCAGTGGAATAATAAATCTTTTTCCCCCTACTTTTCTCACCGCTCCACGAAGATAGATTTTTCCCGATTCAAGTGTGACTTCGCCGGTTTCCCCATCTATGATACAGTTGCTTCCTGTTATAACATCACCATCACGAAATATCGCATCTCCTATGCCTTTGAGCTTGAAAAGAGCATACTCTTGAGTCTCGTTTAATTCTGCTGACTGTAAACCCCTTCCTGCCAGGAATAAGCTTTTTTCGTACTCTTTGTCAGGATCAAAGCGATTGTAATAGCCGTTTAAACTCATGTTACTTCCAATTGACTTCAGCCTTATAAGGGATTATCACCGTAATCTCCTCTATTTTATTCGCATTAGTTGCTTTAATGACCCAATCATTCTCCAGCTCAGTTACAGTTACTTTATGAGTATCCTTATCCCAAACATTATTACCCAGTTTTATATTTACCTCACTCCCATCTGCTATTTTTGGTACGAGATAAACACCGTTATAACTTAAATCAATTTCTGGATTTTTAATTCGAGTCGAAAAAGAAGGTTTAAACTTAAACTCTCCTGATTGTTTAAATCTTTGCCACTTTTCTTGATCTACCTCACTTAACTTCACTGCCAACATGTCATAATAGTATTTTAGCTTCGGCAGAGCTTTTACTTTGTTACTTAACTCTTTTCCTCCGTTAAATGCAGTATAATCAAGATGTATAATCACATCAGAAACTTTTTCAGTATTTTGTAGCTCTAAAATCCAATCAGATACCGCCCCTGTACCTTCAAATGGTAGATAACGTTCATCATTGAAGTTTAATTCGAATAATCCACTATCTTCTTGGTTTCCTTTTGATATTGCTATCTGCTGATTTGTATTACAGTTTACTCTTAATGATTGATTATCACTGAGTTCATTATTTTCATCGAGTAATGACCTTATTGCCTCAATCTCAGGTTTCAGTACTACTCTGTTGGCTGTTTGTTGCAATGTAGCATGAATATCCTGATAAGGAGCAACTTCTGCTTTAATAGTAATTCTTATACTTTTAATCTTACGACAATAATGACCTGGAAAATCAAGATCAAACATTTTTTCTGTTAATGCAAACTTACAGCTTCCTTGAGTTTTTAACTCATTGATTGCAATAGGACTTAGAGGTATTGTTTTAGTAATCTCCAGAGCTCTTTCATTATTATCAAGATACTCTTTGGCCATTTGCTCAAGAGCAAACTTCAAGCTATGACCTGCAAGTAATCCTTCTTTTAAGCTGTTCCAAGAGCTTGCTGTAACAAATACTCTATCGTTATTCAACTCATACTGATAAGTTTTTTCCACCTGTTTTACCATCTCTAAAGCCATCTTATAAGCTTGGAAATATATTATTGCTATTTGCCCTTTCATCCAGTCATAGAGCTCTTTACTTGTAAACTTACTTTCAAAGAATTCCCTTTTTTCCTGGTTTTGCTTGATTGACTCTTTATGTACTTTTAATTCTTGCTCAGCAATGGTTTGATTAATTTGATTTGCCTCTATTGTGTGGTTGATCTGCTTCACATCACAGGCAGCTAATTTTTTCTGTAGATCCCAATCTTCAGCACGTCTTTGATAACTTGCTATGATATTGGATAATTCTGCACCTTCTTTCTTAATATCTGCTAGAGTAGTCAGAAAATCTGCTCCTGTTTGTGTAGAAAAGCCAGGTTTAGCACCACCAAAAGAAAAACCAAATACTGTAGGTATCCAATGTGCTAATGCTGCAGCTCCAAATATACCACAAGCTCCAAGTCTTGTTGAAGTTGCTTAAGAATATGATAAGAGTCCTTTCA